AAAGAAAATTGTTCTTGCAAATCTAATATCTTGGGCGGCTAATGTAGCTTTACCTTCCAAATTTTCATCGTAACCCATAAAAGCTTTAGGTACTTTTAGGGCGGCAAATAGTTTATCTCTTAGATAATTTACGTCGGTAATACCATCATATTGTAAGCCAGGTGTAGTTTCAATCTTAGTAGATGAATCATTTCCCCTAACTGGGATGTAAAAATCTTCTAGTGAGTTCTGTAGATTATATTTTAGATTGTAGTCACCAGTTTGTGGATCAACATATGGAGTTCTTTTTAATTTAGAAATAGTTTTTTCCATAAATGCTTCTACCTCATTAGGTGGAATAGAACCAATATTTAAATAAAAAATACGTTTTTCAGGAGCTCTTACAATACGATGGACTAACATTGCATCCTCCATTAGTGTGTACTGTTTAAATAACTTACGAGCTGGTTCTATATAACTTCTACCATAAGGTAAAAAATTAACATCAGTAAGCAATCTAAAATGAGCCATTTCATAATTATCAAAATAAATTGATCCAGCTTGTTCGTAATTTTGTTGATTAGGAACATTATAGTATCCATAGTCACTAGCTACTACCCCATCAGGATCAAATTTGAATACTACTTTAGAAGGGTTTTCTGGATCTGAATGTTCTAATCTTTCAATATTAAAAGCAGAATAAGGTATTACATTGTATACTCCAAATCCTTCGGCAATTTCTAATTTTAAAAAGAAATCACCATATTTACACATATTACGAATCCATGGCCAAAGGTTAAATTCAATATTTAAAACATCATAGAATAAATTATATAATATTTTTTGTATATCTTCATCAGGAGATTTAATATGGAGTACTTCCCCCATATCGTTTTTTAATGTTGATTCATCAGCTATAATATCTAAGGCGGACGCAATAATGGCATCTGTATCCATTGCATCATATTCTGAATATAATGTAGGTCTTAGGGTTCTATAATTAAACGAAACCTGTTGACCATATAAGGATGTAAGATTATTAGTATAAATTTTATTAAATCTATCTATAAGGGAATTAGTTTGTATGTTCCCTGATACCTGGATATGTTGAGTATCAAATGTTTTAAGTTGATTATTACCAACGTTTCTTATAATAACATCCGAAGAAAACAATCTTTGTAATCTCGAAAAAAGCCCTTTATCTGCCATAATTTATTTTTAAATAAGCCAAGTTATATTTTCTTTCTTCCCATTAATTTCCATTGAGTAAGGGTTTTGGGTTCTTCCACTTACTACACCTGGTGTATGATGATCATTTTTGCTAACATTCCCCAGAGCTGCTTTAGCTCTATCTAAGGATTCTTGTTGAAATTTTAATGAAGTATCTCTTAAGAACATTGCAATCCCAAAAGCCATAATTAAGTCATCATTATATCCAACTTGGGCTTCGGGTCTTCCGTTTTTCCATATAAATACCCTCATTTCTTCTAGAAGTCTTTTAGAACGAATAGTTACACTTCTATCTCCTATAAATTCTCTAAATTTATTAATAATTAAAGGTCTAGTTCTCATGGACATTGTAAAGCCAGGAACCATTTCAGAATTACCTTCATAAGATTGAAGATATGATTCTGCAGTTAGTTTATCCGATTTGGGAGAATGGTATAAATTTCTATATCCCCTTTCCCTTATTGCGTCAAGTGTTGCCCATCCAATATTAGCATTTTCAGGACATAACATTGCATTATTATACTCTGCTGCTAGTCCAACTAAAAAATATCCAAATTCCTTAGGTGGTAATTGACCCTTAAATTCCGCTACTTGGGTATTTGTTTCAATATCTATGACATGAGCGGTAGAAAAATCTTTTCCATCACCCCTAGCAACGTCTGCGGTAATTAAATACTCCCGCGCATAATCTGCAGATTCCCATATCCATAAATTTTGGTCAACTCCTCTTCTCTCAACGGGGTTTTGTATTGTAGTTTCTTTAATAAATTCAATCCATTCATTATAGAATACCACATCACCTGAGGTATTAAAATCACAGTCACACTCTTGAGCTGCAATACGCGGGTCGCCTAACAAATCATCTTGCCTATCCCTCCATGTTTGATCTCTTTCTGGGTGTACCATCCAAGGTAACCTAATAGGTAAAAATTCATTTTCTTTTGCTTCAGCCTTAGTCCACATTTTATGAAACCAATTACCAGTTCCATTAGGGGTAGAAAGTACAATTGCACCACCTCCGGTTGATAAAGTTTGTTGGGCTGAAGCCCATATATTATCTATACCTTCAATAAATGCAGCTTCATCAACTACTAACATAGATACAGCTTCTGATCTACCCGCATCCGAAGCAGCTGAGGTAGCTTTTATTTGGGAGCCATTAGTTAATCTTAAAGTTAATTTATTATTTTCTTCAGTTGATATTTGTAACCAAGAAGGTAAATTATCATACATAAATTTAACCTTAGTTACTAGGTTTTTAGCTGTTTCCTGTTTTGTAGCTACACATAACACATTTTTCCCCTCATGAAATAACATTAACCAAAGAGAATAACCAGCAGTTAAAGTTGAAATACCTAACTGTCTAGATTTCAAAATTAAAGAATAAGGATTATCCTTAAATAAATTTAATACCTTCTCTTGGAAAGGGTATAATGTAAATAAAATTTTACCTCGTTGGGGGTGTTGGATAAAACAGTATTTTTTCATGAAATGTACTGGATCTGTAGCACATTTTATATATTCCTGACGGATGATTTTTTTAAGATCCTGTGACATAATTTAGAGGAGAGCTTCTACCTCTTTTTTCATAGCGGTAAGCTCTTTTAATCTTTTAAGTAAGTCAGCTTTTTCTTCACCTTCGGATTTTTTCCATTGGTTAACTACTGTTTTCATTTCACGAGTAATTTTACCTAATTCTTTAGCTAAAGAAGCAACTGAATCACTTTTTAAATCAGATGCTTTTGGTTCATCTTCATCTTCGGTTAATCCCGCTTGTTTTTTTAGCTCTATAGTTTTTTCTAGAGCAATATTAAGTTTTTCTACTTCTTCAGGAGATTGTTCAGATAAAATTTCTATAATTTCTTCTCTGATTATTTCTTTCAGTTTTGGTTTAGTGAGCCCCATTGTAAGTTTTATTTATAAATATTAAGGAAACAACACCTCATTTATTTGTTTTAACCTTTGCTCTGTAGTACCACTAATAGTAGTAAAATCTTTTATTTGATCTCTATACTCAAATAATAACTCTCTAATAGTATCATCAATTTTTTCTCTATACTCAGCATCTATAGTTCTAACACCATTATCTTCTATAATAGTACCTTCAGTAGAAACATAAAAAATATGATCATAATCCCCTAACATAGTAGAAGCAAAATCACAAAATTTCTTAGCATCATCATCACTAATTGAATCCGCACATTTAGCAAATGCCATTACATCAATAATAGTTCTATCTGTAATGATGTTTTTATTCAACAGTTCACTAGCTCTCTCTGCTAAAAATATTGATTGACCTTTTACTGTAGAATCAGTATTCAATGGAATACCTAAATCTCTTAAATATTTAGATCGTTCAGTAGTAAATTTATAATCAATAAATTCAACTTCATATTCTAATGCCTTAACTAATGTAGTTTTACCTACAGACATTGTACCACATAATCCAATTTTCATAATATAAATTTATGTTCTTGCACCAGTTTGTTTACCTAAAGCTGTTTTATAAAAAGGAACACCATTTCTTTCTCTCATTAATTCTTGATACTCCTCAAACCCGTATTCTATGCCATAAAGATAATAAGCTTTTCTTACTCCTCCACGTCTTTCAACAGGTTCTATTGCAGGACCATCATATCTGTGAAGTTTAAAATTGGTATCCTTAGGACCTTTTGCTAAATACATTCGGGCACCATTGGAAGTGATAACTTTAGATTCAAATTTTTCGTCTGACATATTTTTAATTTAATAATGATTCTGCTATATAAATACCTTGTGCTCCTGAAACTGTAATACCCCTTGCAGATAGGGCATCTCCAGCGAAATGTACATTTTCGAATTGAGCTAATGTTAAATTACTGTAATCTACTTTTGGTTCTGGTGATAGGTATTTTACTTCAGGGATGTAAATGCCCCAGTCATCTTCAAGTGTTGGGAATACTTTTTTCATATCATCAATAAAATCTGAAATATATTCAAAATAACCTTGGAAATGTTCAGCTACTACTTGTAACCCCATCCAATCTATTTGGTGGGTGCTTACATCATCACCTTCTGAAGTTGTTGATGGTTTGCGAGATGGACTATAATATAATCCTGTTCCATGGGCTTGAACTTTTTCTACTAATTCTCTTGACCATTCAAAAGGATTATCTATACCTCGGATTTCCATTAAAATACCAAAATTAGTCATATCATTAC